CAAACGTTATAATAACGTTCCTGTTCAATAAAATTATGGTCATCTTTTAGGGTGGCCATTTTTGTATTAAAGCTGATTTTCCGAATTATTTTTAGTTAAAACTGAAAAATGTTCACTAATATGCCTATATTTATCGCTATCCATATTGGATAAAACGCCAAAGTGTGTTAAAATAGTTTCATTAGAGCCTATAAACCGCATGGTTAAGCCATTCTTCAAATAGCGGTCACTATTTTGGTCACTATTGATTCAGAAGACACCTATTGATGTACTTATAGACACTATCCTCATCTATAAGCCACCTTTTACCACATTTGAAACCCGACAAGCATTTAGACCTCACGAGCAGGTAAATCTTGTCGGGTTTATTTTGTCTTAGAATCTTAGCTGCTTCTTGGGCAGTTATAAGATTTACTTTATCAGCCATTTGTGTTGTACCATAGCACCCTTAGCTTTACCATCTGTATCTACAAGTACAGTAAGCTCTAGTGCTTTATCAGCCTGATAGTTCCTTTGGATAGAGATAGGAACATATGCACGTTCATTCACATAAGACACACCAGCACCCAGCTCCCAAGAGGGGCGCAGTTTAGACAACACAGGAGTGAGGTCTATAGTCTGTTCTACAGTAGCCTTTACTCCCGGTGGTGCATCATTAGCAGAGCCACTAGTGCTATCAGGTTGATTAATAGTACCAGCAGTTCTTTTAACAATCGGCACACTCACTTTCTCGCCATTAATAACAGCGACGTATTTGTTAGACAACACCAAGTCCTCTTCTTTGGGGTTGTCTTTGGTCTCAGCATGGATTCCTGTGGTAGACAAAAGTCCACCCTTAGAATCTGAGCTGGGCATAGGGGGTTCTGAAGCTTTGTTGTCTCCTCTTAGATATAAGTAGCAGCAACCAGCTCCAATAGCAAAGCTCAGTAAAAGAGCAATTATATTCTTAGTTCTCGTGGTAAACATAGCGTTACATACCTATAATGGTTTGCAGCAGACTGTTTGCAATCTGCAAGAAGCCAAGTAGGGGTCTATATTCGGGATTGAACGATGAGGATAGCGTATCCACGAACCACAAGAATACAAACAGGGGGATGGATATTAAAAGACCATAGAGGAAGAAGGTCTTTAGTTTCATTAAGGTTTCTTTCATGATATATAGTCTCCTATCAGTAGGTTATTTAAAGTAATAATAAAAAATACCCTAAGGAATCCTTAGGAGGTATAGGAAACCTTAGGGTATCTATAAGTATCTATTAATTAGGTTTATTAGTAATAATAACAACTACCCTTAGGTATCTATAGTCTCTATAGTAGCAAGGGTATCTAAGGGTTACATATGGAATCATATAAGGTCATATGGTATCTATAGTAACTATAAGGTATCTATAGTTATCTATAGGTATAATATAATGTCCCTTTCCTACTCTTATCGAGTATGTGACCCATTAGTTTCGCTGGTTTATATGACCCATTAGCTATAAAAGTTATCAACCACAGTAGCTCCTCCGAATTGTGGTTGTCTTTTTCTATAGCGTTCCGGCACAAGCTCAGGATTATATTCTTTGTGTAAGATACCAAAGTCAGAATCCCACCATTTCATAAGCTGTTCTTCTTCAAGTTCATCAATGCCCTGTTGAGCATCCCGGTCTAAGCTTTCTAACCAAAAGGCAACACCCATGGTCACAGCATCAAGCCTATCATCATGGGCAAGTGCACCCTTATCTCTAGTGAGCCTTGTGAGCTGATAGATTAAAGAGTACTTTTGGTCATTCTCATATACCTTATAATCATCATAGATAACAGAGGTGTTGACAATGAGCTTATGACGCATCATAACAGGTTCAAGAGTATCAATGATACGAGCTTCTTTCTGCTTGTTGTTCTTGACTTCTGTGTAAGTGCAAGGGTGTACTTTATTCAGTACAGGCTTAAAGAGCTGCCCCCACATACCATCACCGAAATTGGCTTCAGAGACAACATCATTCACGCCCCAAAATTTACACTTATTAGCTAAGATGTTGAGGGTATCATCACCATAGCCATCACGATAGCCACCAACTTCCATGAGGAACAGGTAACCATTGAGAATCTTGATAACAGCATAGGCAAGCTCATCCGCACCACGTCCTGAGGGGTCAATAGCCATTACAGTGCCTGTATATTTAGCAGTCTCTTTAGACCTGTCAAAGGGGGCATAGAAGAAGTCACCTTTAAGAGCAGTACAGGGTACATCCTTTAGGCGTTGTTCATACCCACTTGCCCATGCCCACTTCATAGATGCTTCATCCATATCTAGGTCAGCCACAATAAAGTCAGCCACTTTGAGCGGATATTTTTCAGCATCAGAGAGGTTTGTGTCAAGCAGGAACTGCAAGGCGAAGCCAGCTTTACCATAGGACAGTCTACGTTTGAAAATTTCTTCATCATTGAAGCGTAGAGGGTCAGTAGGTTTACCTGCTAACGTGGGGTCTTTATCAAGTGCATCAGCAATGAAGGTATGTAATCTGCTGCCATAATTATCACGAGCCTTTTTATCCTCAGGGTAGATAACAGGAATAATGGTGCAGGAGTAGCCACGATTTTGCAATTCATTATAAAGAGACATCTCGCATTGTGGTGTACCTAAGTAGACTATCTGACCATTAGGTTTAAGGATAGAATCAAATTCCTTAACAGCTTCACCTAGCTTATCCCTCTGTACCTGCGTTGCAGAGTTTGAGGGAATCTCAATATCATCAGCAATCAGCAGGTCAGCACGAGAGCCTGTAATCTGACCATAGATACCTACAGACTTTACAGAGGGGGAGATGTCAGGCACAGCAGGGGCAACATCAAACAGGTTCATTGTGTCTCTGTTGCCCTTGGTTGTATCAGGTCTTAAATGCTCTAAAAAGGGCAGAACATTAAGGATACGCTTAATGAAGACAGCGTTGGCATCAGCACGTTCCTTTGAAGCAGACACAATCTCTACTTTAATCTGAGGGTTATTCCATAAGCTCCAGCCAGCAAAGGCACAGGTAATAAAGCTCTTTGCAGCACCACGGAACGCTTCAAGGATAATGCGGTCACTAGGGGGATACTGCAAGTAATGCGCCATTGCATATTGGATAGGGGTAGGTGGAGGAAGACCAATCATTTTCCACAAAATAAAAAGGAAGACCCTGAAGTCCTCCTTAGCTTTAGCAACCTGTTCATCTGTCCATTCAGACATTAGCTCACCTGCCCATCAAAATCAAAGGTAGGAATCTCTTCCACTACCTTCTGAATCTTTTGTACCCCTTGGGTTTCAGGGGTAGTCTGCAATTTATTCTGCTTTAAGAACTCACGAACCTTAGCAAGAAAAGCAGGATTGCGACGTAACTCCGGGTCATCAAGTCCCTCTAAAAGGGCATTGACTTCGCCTATAGCAAGCTTATCAAGCAGTTTCTCATCTATCTGCATAGTTTATCACTCCTTTGTATTCATAAAATCAATTCTCACACGATTGAGAGGGGTTGGGAGTGCTATTTGAGCATTGAAACACTCCCATAGGTATAATTACATAGGCAAGAAAATCCAATCGTTCAGATAGGCTCTCAGGCGTTACTGAGGGCGTTTTAACTTCTTACCTTTTAATTCTTCAATGTAATCTGTTTTATTGGTATCCACAAGACATACATCATATGTCTTAGATAAGGTGCGGATAGCAGCAGCAGTGCCTTTACCGAAACGGAAAGACCACAGAGGACACTTGCAGATATGGCAATCTCGGATGTTATCAGAAGTACCTGCACAGTCCATGCATTTTAGACGAATAGCACGAGTAAGTGAAGGGTTCTTAATATCAGCGATATACACCTTTTTAGCCATGGAAGTCACCCCCTAAATGAATAAAGCGGTCTCTAATCTCCTCAGTGCGTCCTTGATTCCAAAATTGACTGCCCAAATATCCACAGGTTCTACGTGTCACATTCATCTTGGTTTTGTCTCTGTTACCACAATTTGGGCACTCCCACTCCAATCTACCATTATCTGTGACAATCTTAATTTCACCATCATACCCACAGACCTGACAATAGTCACTCTTGGTATTCAGCTCTGCATACATAATGTTGTCATAGATAAATTGAATAACAGCCATAACTGCATCAATGTTTTTGGTCATATCAGCACACTCAATGTAACTGATAGCACCACCCGGACTAAGCAGTTGGAACTCAGATTCAAATTGCAGTTTGGTGAATGGGTCAATAGGTTCACGGACATTCACATGATAACTATTAGTGATGTAGTCATGGTCAGTGACTTCTTTAATCACCCCAAAGCGTTCACGGAGACACTTAGCAAATTTGTATGTGGTGGTCTCCATAGGAGTACCATAGACACTATAGCCTAAGTGCTCCTTAGCTTTCCATTCAGCACACTTATCATTAAGGTGTTGCATGACAGAGAGTGCAAAGGGTTTCACAGCCGGGTCAGTATGGGATTTACCGAACATTGCCATACAACACTCATAGAGACCTGCATAGCCAAGGGAGATAGTGGAGTAGCCATTCTCCAATAATTTATCAATCTTCTCACCCTTCTGCAGGCGAGCAATAGCACCATACTGCCAATGGATAGGGGAGACATTGGAGATTGTACCTTTAAGATTTTGGTGTCTTACACGCAAGGCTTTGTGGCACAACTCTAAACGCTCATCAAGAATTTTCCAAAATGCGGTTTTGTCTTTCATCGCAGATAAGCCAACATCAACAAGGTTGATGGAGACAACACCTTGGTTGAAGCGACCATAGAATTTAGCTTTACCATTTTCATCAAGATAAGGGGTCAAGAAGCTTCTGCATCCCATAGGAGGGTAGCAATGCCCCACACCATCTTCGGTCTTCTTATTCTTCAACATAATCTTCTCAGACAAATAGTCAGGCTGCATACGCTTAGCAGTACATTTAGCGCACATCTCTGTGAGGTAATAATAGGGAGCACCTTTACGGATGTTGTCTTCCTCTAAGACATAAATTAGCTTAGGAAATGCAGCAGCAATCCATGCATCCTTTTCATTCTTGACCCCCTGATAGCGTTGACGAATGATTTCCTCAATAACCATAGCAAGGTCTTTCTTTTCCTGCTCATTCTTAGCTTCATTGAGGTACAGAAATAATGTAACAAAAGGTGTCTGACCATTAGATGTCATAAGGGTATTAATCTGATACTGCATTGTCTGCACACCTTTAGTGATTTCAGCTTTCAGTCTCTTTTCTGTGATACGCTTAATATCATCATAAGAATAGTCTCCTGCTCCAATAGCTTCTAGTTCTTGTGCAAATTCTTCTCTAATTTTTTGTCTAGAGATATTGACAAATGGAGCTAAATGTGCTACCGATACACTCTGACCACCATATTGGTTAGAAGCAACCTGCGCCATAATCTGAGTAGCAATATTACAAGCAGTAGCAAAGCTATGTGGCTTTTCAATCATAGTACCATTGATTACAGTGCCATTTTGCAACATGTCTTCCATATCTAAAAGGGCACAGTTATACATCTTTTGGATAGCATAGTCCATATCATGCACATGAATGATACCTTCTTTATGTGCTTTCATCACATCCGGAGGGAACAGGAGCTTTTCAGAGAGTTCCTTAGAGACCATGCCTGCCATATAGTCACGTTGAGTAGACAGAATAACAGGGTTCTTATTAGAGTTTTCCTCATTCACATCTTGGTTACTAAGGTTGACAATATCAAGTACCTCACTCAGCGCACCTTTAGTATTACGGATAAGCTCACGTTTATAGCGGTAACGGATGTACTCCCGAGCAACATCAGGATATTTTTCTTTCATTAGTGCTTCTTCTACAAGATTTTGAATATTTTCTACGGATATAGTTTCTTTAGAAGCTAATTTTTTAATTTTCTTAGCAATCTTTTCTTTTGTGTAGTTGGTTACAAAACCAGCTTTTGAGATAGCATTGATAATTTTTTCTTCGTTAAATTCAACGAGAGTTCCATCTCTCTTCTCTACGTTCAACATTATTCTTCCTCCTTCTTTTTCCTCAAAATAAAAAGAGGGAGACTAAGCTCCCTCAGGCTAATTACCAACGTGCCATAGAACCACGGACATCCACATGGACACCCCAGCTATAAATACCAATGCCATCAGCACCAGCAGCTACCGCAGCATCATACAAAGTCTGTACCATGACACCATCAGGGCATTGCACATCCGCAGCAGTGCCATAGATATGCTGGCTGTTAGATACACCACCTACCTCAGCATTGTGGGCAGGACAGCGATAACCACAGGACAGCACTAAAGGCTTACCAATGATAGCACGCATACGCTCTAATACCTGTACAAGCCGTGGGTTGATGTCAGCACCATTGTGGAGACCACCACAGCCACACTTACAGGCAAATTCACTAGAATCAAAATGAGCTGATAATTTCACTTATTACATTCCTCCTTTTTAAAAAAGGTCTTATACAGCAAGACCCAAATCTGAATCAAGACATACATAATGGTGACGATATACACCCAATCAGATAGGGGGATACCCATGAGAGATAGGGTGGAGACACCAATAGGAGGGGTTGTCTTTACAATTTCATTGTCCATAATATCCTCCATAATAAAATAAAAGAGGGTCAGCTTCTAGCCAACCCTCGGTAACATTATGCAGCAGCAGTAGTGGTAGTAGCAGGTAACTTAAGTTTCAGATAGAGCAGTTCTCTATCCTTATCTGCCAACTTATCACGCAGAGCTTGCATAGTGTTGCAGGTAATCAGAGCACGAGTTTTCTCACCTTCCTCATGAATAGCGGTGGTAACCTTACAGGTGTTTGCAGCACCCTCAAAGCGCAGGGCATCAATGTTACGATTGATACTTTCACCAACACTAGCTACTTTGTATCCGGTTTCTTTTTCATTCATGCCAACAGTGTAGAAGCCGTCGCACATACCACTTTGGATACCACGCAGACTAGCTTTGATGTCTTGGTTGTCTAAGCCTTCAGACAGCTCTGCACGAGTTACAGCACCTTGGAAAGCAGAACCATTACCACCCCAGCCACCAAAACCACCAAAGCCACCACCAAAGGCAGCTAAGAGGATAAGGTATACAAAGGGGTTATTCCACATCTCATTACCATTAGAACCTTGTTTGGCGAGCATCAGGGCATCACCGAGACCTACGCCAGCATTAGCCATTTCCATTACTTTTCAACTCCTTTTTGAACTTGGTTGATGTATGCTTTACCTACATTGATGTCTTCATCCGACATACCACGTTTACGAGCTTCTTCCTCAACCATTGCTAACAGTTCAGGGGAAACTTGCTTCAAGGCTTGCAGCATCATCATTTGCATAAGTTTGTTTTGGTTCATGTTATATTGCATAGTGACTAGTCACCTCCTGCTATTATGATAACATGAATTTAAAAGTTGAAAGTTGTAACTAAATGGCTATAAAGTTACTTGAAAAGAACAAGATATACTTTGTCATATATTTGTCTTAAGGCACGTTTGGTACAAGACACATCTTCATGGTACTCCATAGCAAGCTTTTGTTGCGAGTAGTCCTTAAGGATAGTTTTATTGAGTATGTCTTGTTGTTTTGGTGTGAGCTTAGCTTCTGTTGTGATTGTCTTGTACTCAGTGAGAGTAGAGGACTTAAGCCAAGCACGAGCCTTTTTGCGATTCTTTTCCATGATAAAATCCTTTCTGCCCACCCAAACCCCTAAGGGGGAAGACAACAACCCTGTCTTTTTATTCAGCTAAAATAAGCTAACAGCTTCGACTTCCTCTTTAGTTGATGCAGCTCCCACTTTTTCTTTAGCTTTTCTATAAGCATTATGTAACTTATCACTTCTCAGTGCTACCTGAGCAATGACACCACGCAGGTCAGATGCAGTTACTTTCACATCTTGATTGTCAGATGTAGTCCATGTGAGGGTGGCAGCAGTACCTGCAACTTCAAGAGCGATTATGGCAGCGTTGATACGCTCTCTTGCTTTGTCATCATAGTCAAAAGAGTAGCCTTGGTAGGTAATAGGCTCTACTTCAAGATTATCACGCTGAATTTTAAGAGTAAGAATTTTATGTTCTTTGATACTTTCAATACTTTCTTCCTCGTGTGTCACTTCGACACCTAAGCCTTTAAGTGCATCCTCGGAGATGGACAGAGGGATAAATACACCCTCTTTACCCAAAGCTTCTGAAAGTTCATAAATGCTATCATATTGTTTATCTTTGTATTTGTATTTAATATTTGTCAATCTTTAATCACCTCTTGTTATGTTGCTGACAGAAAGTTAATAGTGTATGTTTCTCCTTCTGTAAAAATATCATCATTATTTCCATAGACTTTACCATTATTTGTGAAAGTATGCACAGTACCATTTATCTCTAATTGTACAGAATTGAAAGTAAGTACGTTCCCTTCAAAGGTTAGAACTGATATACCCAAGCTACTGTTGAGATTAAAGTTTGTTAGTAGCTGCTTTATCTTATATTGTTGCCCATTTATATAGACACTATTCGGTGAGGGCACTCCACCAAATAAAAGAAAGCCTATCTGTTCACTACCACCTAATCGCACAGCTGTGAGTGTCATCGGAGTATTTGTACCCCCACTACTATTTTTGCTAAAAAACAACAATCTTCTCATTATGTACCACTTCCTAACTTATGAGCCTGTATAATGCTCACAATATTACCATCTGGATTCTTTATCAACCAAACAGTCAGCAATGTACCAGAGCTGGAAATAGCTACGTCACTTGCATTACCTACATATGTCATAGTACCAGCACCTTCGATAGTCAATGCGTAATCAGCAGTAGCAGTAAAGTATGCAGAGAATACAACGGATTCATACGTAGTGAGTAGAAGTGCCAAAGTAGAGAAGTCAAGAGTAAATGCACCTGTTGCCTTATACCACATCGTAGAGGTTACAGGTGTGTCAGTAGTACCTTCTACAAAATAGCCTTTATAGACATGACGAAAAGTTTTTGCATTATAAAATTCTTGCGTTTCTGTCCATGTATTTTCAGCAGATGTGCTTGCACCACTAATAGTAAGAGTTACATTACCATTTGTATCGGGAGCTGTGCCATTAACACTCTTCACCATACCACTAATATCAGCTTTCTTAGCATAAGTGGTAGTGATAGCATTGCCTTCACCATCAGCAGTAGCTTTTGCAGCAGTACCAGCAATATCCAATTTGTTATCCAGAGCTTCTTTAATAACCTTATTCTGTACAGGATTAGTAGAGGTGCTGGACAATGTGCTATCAACAGTAATATTAGTACCACCGCCACCAGACGCAGTAATTGCTACGTTACCATTGGTATCGGGAGCTATGCCGTTGACAGTCTTAACATACGTAGATGAAATTGTATTACCATCACCATCTTGGAATGCTTTTTCAGCAACTGATGCTGTTGGTGCATTATCAGTCTTATTCAGCTTGTTATCCAGAGCTGCTTTGATAACCTTGTTTTGTACAGGGTTCGTAGAGGTGCTAGACAGTTCGGTATCAACAGTAATATTAGTACCGCCACCACCAGAACCACCACTAATATCAATATCTATATTACCATTAATATCGGGTATATTACCATTGATAGTTTTAATATAGGTGGTAGAGATTCTATTATTATCTTCATCTCTGATGGCTGCTGCTGCTGTTTCGGTTTTGCCTAACTTGTTAGCTAATGCAGATTCTACATCAACTTTTGCAGCGTATCTATCATAAATGTCGTAACCTCTGTTATCTTTTTTAGCATATAAAGCAGTACCATACAAGTCCAATTTGTTATCCAGAGCTTCTTTGATAACCTTGTTTTGTACAGGGTTTAACGAAGTAGCGGACAGCTCAGTATCAACAGTTACAGAAGCACTACCACCACCACCTTCACCCGGATTACCTCTTGGAATCACAAAGTTCAAAATAGCAGCAGCAGAAGTACCACTATTAGAAACACTAGCGTTAGTACCGGGTTCACCTGTTGCAACAGTACCAATACGGATAGTAGCAGCAGCACCGGCAACACCGGTGTCACCTTTATCACCCTTATCACCTTTAGCACCTGTTGCGCCTGTTGCACCGGTGTCACCTTTATCACCTTTTGCACCTTTAATATTGACGCTTGCCGGATTCTCCAGACCTGCTTTATTAGACCAGCTCAATACGCCCGAAGAAGATACAACAGGAACAAATACATTGACGTTCTCACTGTATTCTTTAGCGTTGTCCATGTAACCCTGTGCGTTCTCCATGTAAGTCTTAGCATTGGTTGCAAAGTCCTTTGCTTGCTTAGCATTGGTACTAGCAATGTTAGCTTGATATTCAGCTTGGTTTTTTAGAGCGGTCATAGTGGTACTGAAAGAATCCTCTTCGTTATCAATATAATGCTTAGTGGCTACATCCTGTGCATCCACCGGGTCATTAACATTAGAGATACGATAGTTACGTCCTTGCCAAGCATTACCTTCATCATTAAGGACAATAGAGTTGGTCTTAGTCCAATCATTTGTTTCCTCTAAGATGTGAAGTTGCTGCATTTCTGCAATCGTCATATCTATAGCCTTCAGGATACTTGCATCTGCCCAAGACACCAATCGAGTGGTGGGAGTGCTGCGATAGATATGCACAGCAGCATCTTTAGCCGGTGCAGAATCAAACATAACCATACGATTACTTATAGTGAATCCCTCGGAAACCTCTGCATCATCAACAGCCACATGGACAAAGGAAGGACGCAGGTAATCAAAGGGCACAGAGAAATTCGTTTGAGAACCATCTGCTATGTAAGTAATAGATGTAGCCAATTTAATAGCTATATTAATCATCTCCTTTACAAAAATAAAAAGACCACCATCTCTAAAAGAGACAGTGGTCACCAATTCAATTTATTATCTCCTCATCTGAGGAAAATTATCATAAAATTTTTGTTTGTCTTCATACATTGCTTTTTCAGCATACTCTGTGATTTCTGCAATATCCGAGAAGACACCAGCAGAGTAGCCTAAAGCAGCTAGGGGAGGGTTGTCTTTATCCCATAGGGATTTATGGAAAGACAACACACTTCCAAGAAACTCGTGGATTTTAATATCAAACCCAGCTACTATAAACTCATCACCTGATATATGATAACAGTTATAAATAGGGGAGATAAAGGTTTTCTTAAGCTTAGCTGCAAAGTCCTTTATCAACTTATCCCCTGCACTGTGTCCAAAGTGGTCATTGGTATATTTCAGACCATTGATGTCTGCGAAAAGGATACCAACGAAGCCAAAGTGATTAGTGGCACTGTCACGCTCAAAGGCTTGTTTATTGTACAGTCCGGTGAGAGCATCACGCATAGCACCTTGCTCATAAATACGAGTTATGTCCGCTAAGAGTTGGGCATAGCTATTTTTAAACTGTTGCTGTATTTCACGTTGAATATCAGCACTTAATTCCATGGGACAGAACTCCTTTCATTGTCTAGAAAAGGAACAATGGATAAGTATGAAGTTAGTAGCTGTACATTGGAATCACCTCGGGGGGAGTAAATACACTAAGGTAAATTAGTTATAATTGTAGTTCCAATAACTATAAGCACCTATGATACCAAGAAGCACTATTATCACTTCAAAAATTTTGGTTTTTATAGGTATTTCTTTATTAAGCAATACCTGCTTTATCAGTACATCATATAGCAGATAGAGGATGCATAGGAGAACACCTAACGCACCACACAGCCAAATCACACCCTCTGCCATATCAAAAATGAATCCTATTACCTGCATAAATCATATCACCTCTGATATTAATTATAGCACATCATTCAGGCGATTGTATATATTTGTAATTAAGATACTTCTTATTGGCACTTCTGAAAATGGTATTTTGCTTTTTGTTAAGCTCATCAAGCTTAATACGCTTGGTGTCTGCATCCATCTTTTTGTCTGCATACAGTTCTCTGATAGCTTTAGACACCTTCATAGCATCTGCCTTAGCTTTACGCATACCTTTGAGTTCTTTGCTAACTTTAGCCTTTTTGCCTTCAAAGGATGCATCAGCATATTTAGTCTCTAATTTATCAAGACCATTAAAGAAGACATCCTTACTACGAGATGTGCCTGTACCCTCAGTGTAAGTAAAGCGACTATATTCCGTCCACTTCCTACTAGGGGTAACCTCATCTTTAGCCATCATATTGACAGCACCCATAAAAGCATAACCCATAGAACCTGTGAGACCATAGATTGTGTTGTCTATCTTGATAGGTGAGAGGTTAGTTGCCTGCCCAATACCACGAGCTACCATAGAGGTATACTGATTATATTGATTCTTAGGACTGAGCTTTTCAAGACGTTGGTCAACAAGAGGACGATTACGATACATAGAGTGGTTTGTCTGCCATTCATAGAATTTCTCAATGATGGGAGGAGCACCTGAAGGAGCAAGGTCTTTGATAAGCTTATAGACAACATCAGCAATAACCTGCTTATCTTCACCTTCAGCCATGACATCTAATAATCTTTCAGGTATAGAGCCAGCTAATTGTCCAATAAATTGTGGCTTAGGATAATCATAGATAGTATCACCTATCTTTATATACCATGCTTTATTCTTCATCTCCATAGGCATGTCCTTATACCAATCTTCATCCTTATTCCAATACCACAGTAACAGGGTGGGGAACAGTACATGTTCTGCCATAGCAAGACCAACACTAAGAGGGTTTTTAGAAAGCTCTCTTGCTGCCTTTAAAGTACCCTGAATAGCTGCATTAGCAAAAGGCACATGACGATTAATAGACTTAACAGCAGTGCCACTCTTCATAAAGTTTAAGGTACTATCAGAAGCAACCATAGCAGCTTCAATCGTAGAAGCACCACGTCCTTTAGCATGTCGATAGAGTGCCATACGTGGGAGCTGTTCTGCTGCTTCACCAAACATTACATTCCAATGCCACAGCATCTTAATAGGGTATAAGACTTTATCAAGTGCAGAGTTACTGATTTTAGGGTCTACAATCTTTCTGAAGTCTCTATTAATGTCCTGAATAGAACCTAAGCGTGTAGTCATAGTGACACCATTAGACCTAAACTCTCTTTTGTATTGTCTAAGCAGAGCACGTTCTCTGTTGTTGCGAATGATAAGTTTACCAAAAGCATTGTCACTATTGAGCATCTGTAATCCCTGCCAAAAGATTTTCATAGGAGCAACAAGGGGAATATGGGAGATGTTACGCCCATCAGCGTTCATAATGGTTGCTTCAAGAATATCTTTACAGAGGTTAGACATAGCGAACATAGGCGTACCTGTAGCACCAATACGTAAGCCTGTTGCTGCACCTCTTGATATTTTCTCAATAATACTGAGCTTAGATGCACTCATATTCCCATCTTCAGAAGTCATAGCTTCATAAAGACCTTTCATCATACATTGGTAGTATTTAGGCTTTCCTTGTTCATAGACAGTAATAATTTGAGTAGCATGTTTGTATTTCCCCTCTGCGACAGGCATCATAAGAAAGTGACCACTATCACCCTTAGCTAAATCAGCCAGGGCAAGACCAACACGATTACGCTCCACTTTGAAGACAATACTTTGCATGTTCTTCATAGCCTGTACCATAGGGTCTTTGATAATACGCTCAGAACCCTCAACAGTCATGGCTTTATGGGATGCAAAGAAGTCACTTGTACCCTCAATCTCAAATGAACGTGACATAGGAATATATTCAGGGTATTTTTTCAAGAAGGTATTAGCAACCTTTGCAGGGATAATCTGTCCGGCAACAGCAATGCGCAACACATTCTCATTCCATTGTTTCCAAAGATTAGAAGCAACTTTCATCTCAGGCAGTTCCTCTGCTTTAGCAATGATTTTATTACATTCTGCAAAGGTGTGTGTTGTCTTACGTCCTGTTCCCATAACTTCTAATTCATGTTTAGCTGTTTGGTAGGTATTAAAGGCTTCATAGAAATCAGTATACCCTGTATCTTTGAGCCATTGTTGAAGCTCTGTACCACGCTTACCTTGTACATCCAAAGGTTTCAAGATGTCAGTAGCAACAACATTATTGAGAGCAACATTGAATTTTGTCTGCATCATCTTAATGGCAGCTCTAGTACCTAGATTATTACTATTCAGAAGACAACCAACAGTATCATTACCAGCTTGCTTTGCATACTGCGCCAAGACAGCAGGGTCATTCTCAATAGCTACCTTTACACCTTGGTTATCTTCATAGGCTCTTACGCTTTCATCAAGGTCAGCATACTCCCATGCAAAACGCTTTTTAGTAGCTGTCCATGAGCCAACAAGCTTATCAATCTTTTTACCAAGCTTTTTGTCTGCCCAATGGAACATGCCAGTAGCTTTACTGAAGTCAGACTGAGAACCCCAGCGGCGCACCTGTTGTCCTAAAAGGTTCATCTGTGCCTGATAGAATCTATCACTTGCAATAGCCTTTTCAAACTCAGCATAGGCAAGAGGGAAGTGCTTTTTAGCCATCTCAGGGTTGACGCAGTATTCATTCATAAAGGCTGCACGTCCTTCTTCTACATAAGTAGCATAGTTTCCCGGAGCATATCTATTACCATACTCTCCTCTCTGCCATATAGAAGTAGCACCATCATAGAGTTCCTTTTGAACCGCTGTGTCTTTACCCCAACCAAATTTATCAGACAAACCATGTCCGATTTCATGGCAGATTACAGACCATGCACGAAAACCACGGATACGGATGCCTTTACCTTGGGGCATAAAGTAACCTAGTGTTCTATCACTATCAGCTAAATCCAATCTACCGGGGCGAATAGGGAACATAGCTTTTGCAGTTTCCCATATATCTTCTGCGCTCACAGGATGAGGATAAAGATTATCCTTACCATATTCCAGCTTATCACCAAATGCACCCTGCATAATTTCAGGGGTCTGCCTAGCTTCGATGTGGTCTGTAGCTAACTGATTAGCAATAGCATCCTGTTGCATCTGCTGTTCGGGCATCTGTTCAGGATAAGCTTTCTCAGCGGTTGTCTTGGGTTCTCGCTTAGTAACCTGAGCAGGTGTAACCATCTCCTCATAGTCATTATCCACATCCCATACATTCTCACGATGTTGCTTACGATGCTTATGTTTCCTTTTGTTTTTCTCTTTAGTAGGAGAGCCTAACTTTTTGTTTGTCTCATCAACTTTAGTCTTATCAGCCACAGGCTCAGTAGCAGGGTTTGTCTTTTCAGACACAACCTCTGCATCCGTGATAGGGGTTGTCTTAGCAGACCAATCGGCTTTGACAAGCTTTTTAGTACCAATAGCAGCATCTGTCAGAAACTGACTGACAGCAAAACGAGCAGGGTGCTCTTCTGCATACTTACGTACATTTTCATCCATAGCTAGCATTGTTCCTGCTGCCACACCACTACCCACAAAAGGGGTAGTCATAACCTTAGAGACTTTAGGGGCAGCCTTAGATAAAAGACCACCCACCCCATGTGTCACAGAAGCTGCCACAGTACCTGCCATCATAGGGAGCAGGGATGCTTTGGCTTGGTCAGACATCTCAGGGGCATTTTCAATCTCCTGTGCTTTCTGCATCTCATGCACCATGATAGGTACTTGAACAGCCAAAGGAATCCAAGGACTAGCAGCACCTGCCACATCACCTATGAGAGTAAGGGGGTCTTTGGTAGCCACATAGCGAGCATCATCAACAGCATCCTGCAAAGCCTGTGCAACCTTTTCTTGGGCAGGAGAGGGGGAAGATGCATCAACATCCGGTAAAGCCATATCATCAATAGCATCAAAATTACCTGTTTTATAGGCTTCACCAGCAGCCACAGCAAGCTTCTGACCTGCTTTGTCCATCTCTCCAATCCATTCAGTAACACTCTCTGCTAAATCATGCAAGGGGTTAACTTTGGTATTAGAGAGCTGTTCTTGTCCTTTGGCTTGTAAATCAACACCGCTGACATAATCATCATCCATCTTATGCCATGCATCATACATATCAAATTTAGCCATAATTCCTCCTATTCCCCTCTAGCATCTGCTAACATATCATTTATATTACCTTCAGCACCAAAGACATCACGTAAAACTTTATTTACATCAAGACCTGCTTGTTGTGCAAGAACCTCAACTCTGTGGTGAATTTGGTCTTCATCTAAAGGAACACCTCTATCATCAGTGGGGTTACTATTGACTAAGATTTTTAATTGAGCTATCTGTTGGTCATAATCTGAAAGAGTAGGGGTATCATTTGATGGGTCATAGTTTGATGTAGAGGTAGACTGTGTTGTCTCCTGCTCACTAGGGATATACCCACGTTTCTTTTTAAACTCTAGCAGGGCATTAAGTCTTGCTGTAGCTCTATTGGCTCTCTTTTGCAAAGCCTTGTATTCATCAGAATCACCATCAACATTAGGGTCTTGATAAGCTTTATACCATTCGGCGTATGTCTGAGTATCTTTAATATATTGATAGCCATTTTCATATGACCAAAAATGTTTAGCTTCTGCATCATTACCATAGCCTTTAGCTGACTGCCGTGCTTGACGTGTGATGGCACGAATCATAGTAGCCTTAGTTGCCTCCGGTAAATTAGAGTTATTGATAATCTGCATCTGCTCACTTGGGTCATTGGTTTGTAAAAGAGCCATATTGATTCTGTCTCTTTCATCTGCATCTCGTTGAGCCTTAACACGTTGAGCCTGTGCCTGTTTAGCATATATAGCCTGACGTATCTTATTGACACGCTGGGGGTTATAGGCAGCAGCAGATTGCTCTTTAGGATTAGCAGCTTTCATACCACCATGGTAATCAGCAAGATGCAGGTGTCTGCCTGTGCCAGCATCATGGAATAAGACCTCACCAAAATACTGCTTAAAATAAGACAATGCTTTATTAGCCTGTGCTTCATCCACATTGTCACCTAAGTAAATATCCACAGCATTACCTTTAGTATGTTCTGAGTTTGGTACACCACCCACAGATGCATTATGCTCTGCTGTACGGTAACCGCTAGTAATCTGTGCATCCTTAAAGCCTAGCTGATAGATAGCACCACCAACCATAGGCAACACACTTTTCATAGTAGGTGACAGGTCTGTTAAGTCGGGGTTGTCTCCTTGTGAGATAGGCAGGTTAGCTTCAGGAATACCATCAGCATTTGTAGTTTCCGCAGGTAACTTAGCTAACAATGCTTCAGCCTTTGAGAGGTCAATAGTACCATCAGGACGTGTGCACTTAGACACAATATCATCGGTAACCCTTAGATTAAAGTTATCGGCAATCTTTGTATAGGAAGGGTAGAGGTTTACCATCTGCTTTAAAGACAAACCATCTTCGTACTGATAGTCACCTAAGGCATCCAATCTCGCTGTATCAAAATCTTGGTCAGCAATCATCTGAGCAAGAGGGGCAACAGCTTTAATGAACCCATCTCTATCCCTCGTACCTAACTGAATCTTGCGCAATGCTTCACTGCCACGAGTGAGGAAGTCTTCACCTTTAGCTCCACTATACACAAGGTCTTGAAGCTCACTAGAACCTAACATGACCATCTTCTGACGCTTATCATCATTGATTCTCTTGTCAGCTTCATTTGCTATTTTTATTGTGTCTTGAACAGCACCCTCATAATAGCCTTGGTCAAAGGCTACTTTATTAGAGATACCATCATCACTGAAGTTAGCTCTGTTCTCCTGTAGGTACTTATTGAAAAGACTAACAGCTTCGGAAACGCTCTTAGGCTTTTCAGAAGCAGGGTCATTTGCCCATTGCTCTTTGGCATATTGGCTTGCCATTTTACCAATACCTTTTTCAAGAACAGCCATAGCATAGCGGTTATCTGTCAAGTCAAAATCATCACTAGAGTTCTGCAAAGCTGCCATGCGGTCAAACTTCTTCAGGTCTTCTTGTGTCTTACCTGCAAGGAGTTTGTCCGCATTGACCAATACTGCTTGGTCTTGGGTACGCTTCTCATCCGCAATACGCTCCTCCATGATATTCTTACCAAGGAGACCTAAAGATGATGCTAAGCGTTGTGCATCTAAATCTGTACGTTGTGAGATGCCTGCAGATGCATTGAATTTATTTAAGGACAGCGCATAGGGAATCTCTGGTTGTTTTGCAAACTGCCGTTGAGTACCTACCGCTGCCTGTACTTCTTTACTCAATCTTCTTACCTCCTATAAATACCATTGCCAATACCTAGCTTCTCATGGATGCTACGTGGAGCGTTGCCTACCCATGTCTTAGTAGCAGTCTTGGCTGTCTTTCCGCTGCTACCTGTAATCTTCTGCTGATTAAGAATATTCTGTGCTTGTGTATAATTATTCAAGCCTGTGGCAGCAGAAGACAACAAGTTAGTGAATCTGCTGGGCATCTTAGGTGCAGAAGCATTAAGGTTCTCTAAAAATTCGTGAGTAGATTTTACCTGTCGCTCACGATTCAGGTCAACCTCATTAGATTTACGTTGATAGTTGTCTTGGATAGAGGATACTGCACGAGCAGTATCACCTTCGGCAGCACGTACAATGAGGTTAGCTGTACGTCCGCTCATGGTCTCATTCACAGCAGCCTTTACGCCACTATTGAGCTGCATAGAGTTTAACCTAGTGTTGCTGATTTCCACAACAGCTTGGTCAAAGGCATCTGTGCGTTGCTGTTCTAAATCCATGATATTCCAATTCATCTCAGTAATAGCTGCCTTAGCCTGTGCGTTCATGGTAGCCTGTGCTGCCTTAGCTTGTGCACGTTGTCCCATATAATCACCTGCTACTTGCAAGCCTGTACTGATACCAGCAGCCACCATAGGACTGCACATAAGACATCACTCCTTTATTGGGTATAATGTAAATTTCTGAAATAGTTCTCCATTGATTCTTGTGTAGTTGCCAAATTCAGCTCCCAACCATTTAAGCCATTGTACATGTCGCTTATTCCTAAGCCACACATAATTATAAACATGATGTGTTACCCATTGTTTAAAAAAAGGCTTGCAGAAACGTAGAAACTTAATAGGGTGTATATCTACCTCATTAGTGCAGACAACCCATATTAAGTAGGAATCAATAGCACCAATGGCATAAACCATTTGTGTCTCATCATCATAAAGACACAAAGCATTGCTTAACTCCTCAACCTCAGTGAGACCAAAGGATGTATTTGAAGCATAGAACCATTCCATTTTGTCTTCATCACGCATATTTTCTCTGAAGTTACAGAGCTGTTCAATGGTTAATTTAGATACTTTTAAAATAGTCTTGTCCTCCTTTGGTAGTTGCCAATCCAACCTGCACCCACAAGAGATACAGGGAGTGGGGTGTCTGTTTCCAAACAAATGTTTACATTCTCGTTTTTGGCTTGAATAGGGAACTTAAAAGAGCCTGTGGTAAAGGGCATTGCACCTAAGATATTAAAACGAGTACCTAAGAGCCTAGAGGTATACTCATAGATATAGGCTTGTTTGTCTTTAATATCTACAGTTACTTTGAAGTATCCGCTGTCAGCATAGTTAAACCACATCTGACGCAGTTGCAATCTGCCCTCAATAAGAGCCTGAGTGCTTCCATTATCAGACTGCTTAACCATAATAGTTGACATAACAATCTTAAAATTATAATTGATACCCACAGTCAATATTTGGTTAGAATAGTCACCAATAAAGACCAGCTTACCTTCTTTAGCCTTAGCATATGTACCATCAGAAGCAACAGCACTATATTGTTTATCCTGCTCATATGTATTACCAAAAATATCCTGAATGTTTACAGACGTTTCATCTTTCAGAGAATCATAGCACTCAGCAGGAATCTGATAGGAATGTTTACAGTCCAATAAGATACGATAGGCTTCGCTATCGAAGTCAGTAGTATTAATAGTAAAAGAGATTTTCTCCAAACAGTAATAACCATTACGCTCAATTATCAGATAGAGATAGTTGTCAATAAATTGCCCTCCATAGACAACACCCTGCATATCCCACTTAGACCATGCAGCCTGTACACGCTGGCTGTCTATAAAGAGGTACTTATAGACATACATTGATGTTTCATCACCCTCAGTGAGATAAAGCATTACATTCTCCACAGTAGAGGGGATGATTTTATAGACACCATTAGGGATATAGTTCGGCACATGAGATGTTATATCTTGAACATCCTTAGCATCTGTGTTGTCTGCTGCGGTGAAGAACTCACGCACAGTGGTATATTTAGCTCTTTCGGCTACAAAGTAAACATTTCGTCCTGCGTTGACAGGTTTAGCCTTAAGGCTGGCTTCATAGTGGGTAACTGCCGGGGATAAATTAGCACTTGTAGGTGTCAAGACACCATCAGCAGAGAGCATGAATTGAGCTTCTTGACTGAACAGGATAAGGTCAGTATCAAATGTGACTGCGTTATACAATGTGCTGATAGTATTGTCAGAGACAGCTAAATCAATAGGGTCTGTATCCTGTACCTTGGTGGCACTTGTCATCCAAAAATTGAAGAAGTTAGCACTTCTAGTGAGGATAACATTCTCACCACTTAAGAAACCTAAGCGGTTACGATGATAGAAGACATCATTTATTGTCTGTCCTATGAAAGAAGGTAGAGGGTTACTATCATCATCACCAATATCCCTAGATTCCCATTCAGCTCTCCGGAAAGTAAAAGTGCCATTCGCTTCACGCACAAGCACATGAGGGAGAGTAGAAGCATCAAAGTGATTTTTCATATTGGGTCTAGCACATTCTTTCCATACCTTTTCTTCAGCACTATACTTAACATAATAGTCATCAGTGTTACTGCCTTCTTCACCTACAATCTTTACAAGATAGCCATCAGGGGCAGTAGCAGGAAGATTAGTAAACTTCTGCACAGATTTTAGTATACCGAAAGCAGCCTGATTGTTATACCCATCAAATACTTCAGCAGAAGTGATAAGAGACTTAGCTACACTATAAGAAGGTGTATTAGTCTTTTCACCATACTCAATCGTGTAAGCATCTGCTTCTGTTTTATCTAATGTAGGTTTATAGTTGCGATAAACTGTCAATTCAGCATCCACATTAGTAACAGTCCATCCATCAGAAGCACATCTGTCAATTTCTGCTTTAATTTTATTGTAAGCTTCTATATCTGTAGTATCAGTTAGCACCTTTCTCTTTGGGATAGTTACAACAATTTTACCTAAAGAACGTACTACAGTGGAGGGAGTATACGCCTTATAATAGAAACTAGACATATAAAGATAATTATAATTAAGTCCCTTAAAAATATCCTCCTGCTGAGCAGGGGTAGTAGAAGGTTGTGTAGATACAACCTCTCCTGTTTCAGTAACAAATGCACTTTTCTTAAGATATAACCAAGAAGACCCTGTAGTAGTAGTATAGCCTTTCTCAATACATTGAGTGGCTAACTGTTGAGCAATATAGTCAGTAGCAATCTGTTTAGTATGGGACTTATCACTACCATCAGGTGTCTCAAAACTTGCCACAGTTTCATTGTTTACTACAATCTTATAAGTTCTGCCATACTGCCCACTCTTAATATTTACAAGTAATCCCTGAGTATTCCACGATATATCATCCACTTTATCAGACATTTTAGCTTTCTGTGCTGTATTGGTAATAAAGGTATAATCAGCAATAGTAATAGCCTTAATATTACTGCGTGGACTTTGTGTATAAGTGTAGGAAATATCTTCCTGCATAGTTACAGTTTTCTTATTACCCTGTAGGTCAAAGACATCAATACCTGCGCCTGTGAAGATAACAATATACTTTTCATTAGTATCTCTATCTATAAAGTGTATCAAAGGCTTATTGATTGCATTACCTCTCTTACCTAGATTAGCTTCAAAGATAGTAGGAGGACGCTTCTGTAAGCCACCTGCTTCACTAGAATAACCATTCAACTGTTCCTCTAGCTGTTCAGGGTGTCTGAGGATAGGGGGTTGCTGAGACACACCACTAACAAGGTTCTTGATGTCTTGATTAATTAGTCCCATAATCTCACCTCAATCTCAGCTCATGCACATAGGTATGTTCCAACATTGAGTAGCTATTATTGTCTACCTCAAATTCCATCAGATGTTGCCATGCTTCAGCAATCTCTTGCTGTGTAATTTTGGTCAGACTATCATCACCAAAGTAAGAGCTTTGGAAGACAAAACATGACTTAGCTAAGATATAGTTTCTCATCTGCTCCGGTAAATTTTCAAAGTCAAGATAAAGCACCATCTCTACATCTAAAGGGTGCTCAAAGATTAGTGTGTCTTTGAACAGGTCTTTTACATAATCACCTTGTCTGACAAGCTTAATACCATGGTTATCCTTAAGATACAAGTAATTGCTGTTCCATGGAATCTTCTTTGTGTCTGCATCAGGGTTAAGGGTGAAGTGGGGTGTTTTGTTAAAAGTCCATCCTCGGGACTGCTCTTGTCTGCTAATATTCCGCAGGATACGAAGGGCATTGATAGCATCCACATCTGTCATTTCTTCAAGACTGTTGATAGGAGCTTCACCAATAGTACCAATGATACTATTGACTGCATCAAGTTCAGTTAATGCTGTTAGTTGCATTGGCATCTCCTTTCATTTTTAGAAAAAATAGGGGACAGCATACGCCATCCCCTAGGGTTAGTAGTTTAAAATTAAGCCTGAGTTACAACACCCATAAAGGCAGCTTCAGGACGCAGACCACCAAAACCTTTTGCATATTTAGCAATGATTTGGTCTGCCTGATATTCAGGACGGCGAGCATGTTCCATGCCAAGACCTTTGAGGGTCAGGATACCAGCAGAAGACGGATGTGCCACAATGAATTGGCAGGTGTCTTTGTAGGTAGCAGGGAACACATGACCATCACCCTGCATAACATTTTCATTATCTACACCACCATCAGTCAGCAGGGGAGCTTCAATCAAATCAAAACCAATCAGTTTCGGAGGGTTGTTGCCCTCAATGGTCATAGAAGCACCATACAGTTTGTTAATGATGTCTTTGTTAGCAATCAGGGCATTGAGTGCCATCGGTTTGATGTAGCAGTTGCGACCTGCCAACGGAACATTATTCTCAGACATTTTGGTCTTGATTTTCAGCAGTTCCTTAAAGATAGCTACACCCATAGCTTCAGTTTCGCCATAGTCAGCGGTTGCCACAGTCTCGGTGACAATCAGACCCTTGCCAGTGCCTTTGACACCAGTAGTAGCATTGGTAGGCAGGTTCTCTTTGTCTTCTACAATCATCTTAGCTACTTCAGCCAAGATAGCACAGTCCTGAGCAACAGCCAATGCTTCACCCATTTCCTTGGAATACTTAGAACGCAGCTCAAAGTGGTTCATAGCTTCATCCAAATCAAAAATCATGCAGTCAGAGGTCAGCAGACCATCCAACACAATAGTACGCTCATTGTGTTCAATGGGAGTACGCAGGTCATCCAAGTTATTACCTGCTTTCAGGTATTTAGCTTTTGCTCGACCTACAATCGGGAAGATAGCAGATTTACCATGTTCAATAGTGCGCTCAGAGAAGCGACCACCGGTAATAGTGGATTGAGAGAAAGCGGTGAGAACTTCACCGGTAAACATTTTCAGAAATAAACCTAAGCGGTCTTTGCCTTTATCAGATTGTGCAAGACCGGGGTTGGCAATAATCATATCAGCCATTAAATCACTCCTTTAATAATTTTGAATAAAAAAAATAACCCTCCGCTTATGGGAGGGGATTGACGTTTGTGTCTTAACCAAAGAATTTAGAAGCAGCGACTTTACGCTCTACTTCCTGCATATAGTTGGGGTCTTTGCCATAGCGTGGGTCACTCATAGCTTTAATCATCTCATTAGCATCAGTATAGCCTTTAGATTTACCCACATTACCACTACCACCTAAAGTAGGGTTAGCAGTGCCATGCTGCGCTACCATCTGTGCCTTTACACCTGCAATGTAAGCAGACACAACAGACAAATCATCTTTGTTTACAATGGCATTGAAAGCATTGACTGCTCCTGCGCCTTGTGACTGTACGAATTTTTGGATACGTTTGTACTCATTGATACCACCAGCATCCTCAATAATCTTATTAGCAAAAGCATCAGCCTTAGCTTGCCAACCTGCAATAGCTGCTTCTACAAGAGCTTTAGGGTAGCCTTTTTCTTCTAACAGCTTATAACTGTCTTCAGACAACTCACCCTTCTCATTATATTCAGCTTCTAAGGCAGCATAGTCGATACCCTTACCTTCAAGCTCGGTCTTGGCAGATTCAATCTCACCTTTAGCTTTTTGGTACTCTTCCTGCTCCTCAGCAGGTTTGTCTTCTTCTTTGGTGTCTTTTTCATCAGTGGTGGTTTCTTCTTCAGCTTTGCCACCTTCAGTGTTATCAGTATCAATAACTTCACCATTAGAAACAATAGTAGTATCAGTAATATCTACCTGTGTTTCCTTGGGTTCTTCATTGACCTGTGTGTTCTGATTTTCAATATCAGCCATTAGTTTCACTACCTCCTTGTGTCTGCTGATTCATGGCATCCATAGCACCTTTGGTTGCATTAGGTATAGCAGCCTGTGCCATTGCCATCATTTGTGCTTGTTGTTGTTCCTGCTGAATCTGTTCCGCAGACTTAATCAGACCTGTGGTATCAAGATTACAACTGTTTGCCCAAGCACGAGCAACACCTTCCCAATTCACAACAGATGCTGCATCAGGAATCTGAGCAATGCCTTGGATAAAGACAGTAAGCTTCTGTTGGTCATGTCCACGTCCGATAGCTTCCATGCCGGTAGTTACGGCAAGAGACACAATATCTTTAGGGACATCAGCAATTTCACCTTTTTTGGAAAGGATATTTAAAAGTGTATTAGCTAAGGGGAGCTGCAATTCTTGTGACAGGATAGAATAGATACCCCCAAGGGTATCTTCCAACTCATTAGCCACATAGCGGATTTCCTCAGCAGTCACACGTTCGCCACTACGTTGGACAGCAGAATTTAACATGAAGGCATAAGACAACCTGCTTTCAATAGCATCAGCAGTCATCTTAGCAATCTGCATATCTTGTGTCTTGTCCAGCGACAGGCAAGTAACATCTTCCTTGTTACCTGTTACAAAGCCACCATTTTTTGTCTTCATAATCTTGCTAGGTTGTGTCACGCCATTAGGGCGCACAAGGTAGATTACAGAAGCAGCAATAGCAGACATCTCTGCAATGGCTTTAGAGAGACCTTCAAGGGTCTTTAAGTCACCAATATATTCCTCAACATATGAGCGACTATAATGTTCACCATCCATCTTAAAGAGACGGACAGGAATCCAAGGACAAACATCAGCAGGGAAAGACTGCTCATAGCCATCAATCTGTTTCCCCTCAATCTCTTGGTAACTATAATATCTGTTGTCTTTGGATGAATAGGTGATATGTGTATAGACCTCAACCAATTCATCACCACGTTTGGTAGACAAATCAATATCTAGTTGTCCTAAGACTTCATAGGGCAGGGTATTGATAGCAAGTTTGTCGCAAGTAATCATCTGAATAGGGTGTCCCACAAAATCTCTTTGTACTACATAACTATTCAGCTTATATACTTTAATGCCCCCCTCTTTAGGAGGGAAGAACAGTAAAGCATTGCCAGCTATAATAAGCTGTTTCAGACACACCTCCATGGAGACACGCATTTGCGAAGATTCAAAGTATTTCTGAGCCGTTTGTTCTCTTTGGACTAATGCTTGCTCTATCTCTTGTTTGTCTTCGGGTTTGCTCTCATAGTATTTCAGGACATCATCTCGGATGTCTTGTCTGAAAAAAGGTGTGTTTGGGGGGAACAGAGCTAATACCAGCTTTGATGTGAGATTATTGACACCTCTTGCTCCTACCGCTTGGTAGGGCGTAGGGTACTTAGTAGTACCATTAGCTTCTTTTTTAGGGAATAAAAAAGGGATTGTATACTTTGCACAATCCTCAGCTCTATCAATATATACCTCTCTCTCAATAGCCAATCGCTCATATAAAGCTTTTGCTGTTTCTGCCATTAAAGATTCACCCCTGTACCACTACCAATCTGAGTGATGGTAAGCTTCTTTTTACCCTTGGTCTTTGCATTTGGATTCGCCTTTTTGGTATCCTCAGCAACATTATCAATCTTCAAGGGTGCTGCAACAGGGGCAGCAGCAAGAGCAGCTTGCTCTACTTTTGGTTTTTTAGTGCACATCTTTCCTCCTTCCTACAACTGCGTGGGATTATACACACCATTGCGTGCAATCGTCAGTTGTTGCCTACCTTTCTTCTTGTTAAAGGTATCAGTAGTACCACCATACTCAGGACTATCAGGGTCTTTTGCATTGGTTTCCGGTACTAAGGAGGATGCAGATACATCAGTGTTTACGCTGGGTGTCTTAATCTTCCAGCACATCTTATCACTCCTCATCATTCAAGTTAGCCATAGCCTTGATATGCCCCAGCACATCCATAACGCCCATAATATATCCAATTAACTCGTCATTGTTTTTGGCATTGTGTGTCATAAGGCTACCAAGACTGTAGGCTTTCTCTAAATGTTCATAAATTACAGGGTTTACATATGGTAGTTTTTCTCCATCATCCCCTTTATTAGATACAATATTAATATTCATTGTCACTTATATGCCCCTTTACTTTATTGTCTCTTTTGTGACCCTTTGGGTGTCCAAAGGATAGGCTTAAGGTCTTTATCAACATCCTCATATCTGAGAATACGAGCAACCCTTGCCTGTGTCAGAGCTTCTTCTTCAGACAAACCTGCTTTAGCATAGGCAGCCACCACGGCATCCCATGAGCAATCTTTGTCAAGAATTTTCTTTGCACCAACCTCTCCAATCTTAGGGCAACCTTTGTAGTTATCAGTAGCATCACCGACAAGGGTCTGATATAAGAATTGATAATCAGCTTCTTCCTGTGTTGTCTTATGGAATGTATCCTGAATGAAGTTATAAAAAGGACAGGGAATAGACCGCATATCCTTGTCACCGCTGATAATAACAGCAGCGGTATCAGGCGTTGTACCATAGATACCTAAGAGGTCATCAGCTTCAAGACCGGGGATAGACAACACATTATAGTTTTGCTTTACCCACTCTACGGCAGAATGGTAGGCAAGAGGTTTTCTTTTGGCTACACGATTGAGCTTATACGGTGGATAGACTTTAGAGCGAAAGTAGGGGTAGCTGGAAAAGCACATGGTAATGTTATAAGCACCCTCGTGCTCCATGTGACGCAGGACTTTATCGGTGATACTGACAATCATTGTGTCAATAGCATCCTTAACCTCTGCTAAGTCGGAATGCAGTGTCCACAGGTCACCATACCAATTAATTTCCTGCTCTGCTGCTGCACAGGTGCGAAAGACAATCATGTCAGCATCAAAGAGCAGCTGTAAAGGTTTAGAAGCCAAGATTAAATACCCCCATCAACAGGTGGAGAAAACCAAGGATACCACCAATAATCAGACCATAGAAAACAACGCAAAACAGGATAACAAAGAGGACATAAATAGCGATAGCACTCCACTTCATTTAAAATCACAGCTCCTTTCTGTACAATGTGCACAGTTCATAAAATTCCTATCAAAGATTTCAGGGGCAGCGTCAGCTAAGCGTTCCTGAATCATTTCAGCTAACTTTCTGTGCTCAGGCATGGCACGTTTGCACAGCCTTTTGGGCATGTACTCATACCATGCTCTAAAGTTGCCTGTCACTACCAAGGATGTTTCAACCCCTTGGGGCAGGAAGTAGGCAGCATCCTGTTCTGCAAGACCATCAGCAATACATTCTTTATAACCGTGAACCATAGGAATCTTATGAATCATAGAATCCACAACTTCTTTAGGTGTTCCATGCTTTATAGCAAAATCATAAAATCCATCAGGGATAACGAAGGTTTCAAAGACACTACCTCTAGCAGACTTACAGGTAAAGCTAAGATGGCGGTGTCTTGTGAGCTGTCCTAAGACACGCACAGAACAGGTCACCAAAAAGGAAGCATAGCAGTGCTCCAAGACACTAAGATGTCCACTCTCAATAATCTTCTTGATAGACTTTTCAGTAACATCTTTACCATAGGGTTGCTTGCAGGCGCACTCTAAGAGTGCCATGTAGTTAGGTGTCATTGAAATAAGGTCAACAGTAGGCATTAGAACAGGTCACCTCCTGCTACAAGTCCTTTTGCTTTGGTCTCTAAGGTATGTGGAGAAGCAACAGTCATGAAGCTGCCTTGCTTACACTTAACTTCTACACGGATACGATTTACTACACCTTCAAAATAGATAGTCTCTCCTAAGGAGTTCTGACGTTTGATATAGACCTTCTGACCAATCTTTGGTACAAAAGGTTGCTTTTGTTTCGACATAAGGCTTTACCTCCACAATTTTTGTTTGTCTTCCGAACCTAAAGGCTTCTGCTTTAGTGTCCATAAAAATATCAATTTTTGTCTTACCATAATCACCACCAAACCTGTCCTGAACGATATAGCTGTGCCCATCTATGACAACTTCAGTTCCTAACGGCAAGCCATCACACGCCACAGTCACCCCTTGGATAGCAGGGTGTCCGCTGGCGGTGATGCCATCTGTCTTACCACATTCATCAAAGGCAGGGGTGTAGGCGGTGCATATGACTAAGAGGAGAGTAGGGATGTTAAACATTCTTTCCTGCCCATTGCTCTGCCATAGCTCTAGCAATACCTTCAAAGGTCTTACTGCGCTCAATAGCCGAGCTTTTACCATTGTGCTTTCCATTAGCTTTCTTGTAGGCATCTGCTGAACCATTTACCCAACTTCCCATTGTAGGCTCAACCACACATGTAGCTTTCAAAGGTGGAAGACCTTTTAACCATAATAAAGTCCTTTTGCTCCACGGATGCCCAAACTGATATGGTTGAATAACTTGTGAGTGAGGAGGAAGTCCTACCACTTTCATAGGAGTGGGATTCTCAATACAAATATAAGGGCAATCTGCTTCATAGATAGCTAAAAACAATGCTTTCATCTTCATAGCATTAGCATAGCGTTCTTCATCCAGGATGCTAACACCATCTACTTTATGAAACATGCGACATGCACCTGCTGTTGTAAAATATGTACAAGGTGGAAAAGCGATAATCATATCCCACTTCTCTTTCAACAATGGGATAACATCCTGCTGCAAGTGCCACTCCGGATGCCCCCCACTACAAGGGATGATGTCACAACTATAGGCTTCATGCCCTAACTTGTGTAACTCAATGGTTACACGTTGGCTTTCTTCACATGCTACTAATATCTTTATTGTAATAACCTCCTAGTGACAATCATACCAATTTCTACCAATCTTTCCCTCGGTATCTAATTGGCATCTGATTCCATAATATTCTTGGGTCTGTCTCATAGATTCTTGGGCAATTCTCACAGCTTCTTCAGCAATTTGTCTAGTTCTACAAGACAACTGCCCCTCATCATGCACCCATGCCATGAATTGAAAATCTTTTCCATGGTCATAGCCAGCTTTAAGCATATTTTCTTCCCATAGGCATATCCATTTTTTACATATCAATGCACCACAGGACTGTAAAAGCAAATTGAGAGCTGAATGTAGACTTCTCACATGGAGATGTCTGCCATCCAACCCTCTTAAATATTTTCGTTTCCATTCTTTAATTTTTCCGTGGTACTCAACCACGAGCGTATTCTTGACAGCTTCACGCAGCATCTTGATAGCAGGGGTAGCCTTTAGGAATTTATTCTTTACCTGCTTACCAACCTTTTCGTCACCACCAAGCTGTTTACCAATAGCTTTATCACCTGCCCCATACAGGAAGGCGTAGATGAATGTCTTAGCTGCGTTTCTCGTGGGTAACCCAGCAGCTTGTTGATTCAGTGTATGTATATCACCATTCAAGATAACATGGGCGTATGCACCCTTATCATAGGGATAAAGATAGTGTGCTAGACACCTAAGCTCCAAGCCACAGGCATCTACACCCACCTCATACCAACCTGCAGGTGCTCTAAACAACTCCCTGCACTCTTGACCATAAGGACTGCCAACGTGGGGGACTTGGGCAACATTAGGGTTCGCATGGGTAGCACGTCCTGTTACTGTACCACAGGGATTTACGCTGCCATGGATTCTACCATCAGCCTTTACATGCTTCAGCCACGCTTGGTTACCTGTGGCAAGCTGACCTAACCGCTTAGCCACCATAAGATATTCCTCAAAGACAGCAGCTAAATCTCTTAGCTCCTGTGGGGCATTTTCGTCACCCTTAATAAACTTAAAGGTATCACCATCAATCTTCAGGCGTTCATCCTCATAGCAGTCTTCATTTTCCGGCAAGTAGTTGAATTGATGCTCCAGCACCCATGCTACCTGCTGTCTGCTGCTGGGATTGAAGTCCTTATATCTTTGAATAGGTACACCCTTCTTATAGCCTAAGCGTTTGTTGCCTCTTTTAGGTACGAAGACCTTATCAGGTATCTGTGGCACAATCGCCACAAGCTGAGAAGACAACACAGCATAGCGCAATTCTAGGGTTTCCCTCAGCTTCTCTGCCTTTTCTAAATCAAAGACAAAACCATTTTGCTCCTGCTTAGACATCAGCCATTGTGCTTGATGCTCCAGCTCTATAGCCTTAGCAGGTGCTCCAATCTTCATAAGGTATGTATAGAGTTTCTTGGTGACAGTGACATCCTGCACACAATAGGAGAGCATTTCTTCACTGAAAGAATCCCATGCATCCTTCTGTTCACCATACGTACCTTTAAGTTCCCCAAGGCGATAACCCCATGCCTTTAAAGACTGCCTACCAAGCAGCTTAGCAGGGAGTGTACCATTATGCACTCTAGCGTGGTCAGTATCTTCTATGTTGCCACAGATAAGACGTGCGAGGACAAGGGTATCTAAGACTTGTGGTCTCCATTCTCGCTTAATGCGGAACTCAGGATAGAGCTTAGCTAACACAGCACAGTCATAATTGATGATATTATGACCACAAATGCTTTCTCCATCCCTCAGAGCAGCGATTAATCGCATAGCTCCTTTTTTAAAATCATCAGGTCTGTAAGCTGAGATGTTGTTCTGTTCGTCGATGATTACTAGACAATGCCCCTTAGTGACATTGTCCAGCAGACCATCAGTTTCAATATCAAAATAGAGCATAGCTTACAGCTCCACAGTATCTTGCGACAGGAAGTATTCCATACGCTCACGCTCATTTTCAAGAGCATTGATTGTCTTCTCATGCTTCTGCAAGTATGCCATTTTAGCTTTATTAGCATTATGAATCATACTATTACAGTTCTTGATGCGAGCCTTAGCAGCTTCGACCTGCTTACGAGACAACCAAGACAGCAGGGAAGTACACCAATCAATAAGCTTTTCTAAGATTTCAAACATCTAAAAATCTCCTTTCTCTGTTTCATCATCAGTATCAAAAGGACACACAGGTACTTCGTACTCTGATAAGTCCTTTACAGCATTTAAGATATTATGCTCCTTGTCATATGCAAGGTATCCGGCGATACCTGTATCACCACTATATCTGTTCTTAAGCACCCTGACACGTACAAGGTTCTTCTTCACCCCTTCATCCTGTTGGTTTCTTTCAAGACCCCACACAGCATCAGAGAGCTGTGAGATAGCCTGTGAACCACGCAGGTGGGAGAGGGAAAGTGCGCCACCTTCTTCAGCAGGAGTGCCGTCAGTTCTGCGCAGGTGAGAGACAACCAACATGCCTACACCTGTCTCCTCTACAAGCGAACGTAGTTTCGTCATAAGTACATCGGTAGCCTTACGCTCGTTTTCGATGTCAAGACCGCTAATAGCGATAGAGATGTGGTCTAAGACAACAAAGTCCACCTGCTCACCTGTCACCATGTACCGGATGGTCTGAAGGAGGTCTTCACACTCGATAGAACCGAAGTGATTATAGAAGACAAAATTATCCATGATGTCTTCAAAGGCTTTCTTGTATTCACTGTCAATGATAGGTCTATGGGCAGGTTTGCCTAACTTAAGACACACAAGACCATTGGCGGTGTGCTTAACATTTTCTTCCAGCATCAGCATACCTACTTTACAATAGCACTCAGTACCAAGATGGTAGGCTAGTTGTCTAACGAACGTAGTTTTGCCTATACCTGTACCTGCTGTGATAACAACAAGCTCACCTTTACGTAGACCATCAGTCATGTTCTGTAGGGGAATGTCCCAAGGTAGAGGGTAATTCAGGGATTCTTCATGCTTAGACAATACCTCCCACAGGTCATCACCTTTGATGATGTCAGCAGGGGTGTATGTCTTTGCTTCCCAAACAGCTTTTACAACAGCATCACTCTTGCCCTCTTGCAAGCACTCATTAGGGTCTTTGCAAGGTAACCATGCTATCTTAAGCTTGTTAGGGGACAAGATACCGCTGACAGCCTTTACAGCTTTACGTCCGGCATCATCCATATCAAACATGACAATGACTTCCTCGAAGCTCTCTAACCAATTAAAGTTAGCTCTGAAGACCTTAGCAGCACTAGCAGCACCTGTAGGGATACTCACAACAGGATATTTGTTACCCTGTACCTGTGATACTGTAAGACAATCAATCTCACCCTCAGTCACTACCAGCTTCTTGCCACCACCTTGGAACAGATGTTGCCCGAAGAATCGCTCACTGAAAGAACCTCTAGCTTCAAAGGTCTTATCAGCATATCTGATTTTCTGACCAAGCAGTTTATTATCATCATCATAGTAACAAGCTACCTGCACAGGCTGACCATGTACCTTAGAGGTAAAGTAGCCATATTTAGCACAGGTTTGTTTTGTCAATTTCCGCTTAGGCAAGGGGGAAACCACCATGTCCTGTAGATCTATCAGACCTTGTTTCTTTAATCCACTTGACAATTTTTTCTCCTCCTTGCTGCTGCGAAAATAGGTGTTGCATGAGAAACAATAACTATGCCCATCTTCATAGATGGTTAAGGCATCATGGCTGCCACAAGCAGGGCAGGGTTGATGTGTCTCCATAAGTTACACCTCGTCAGTAATAAATTTTATAGGCACATCATACTGTACCTTTAGCTCATTCAGCACATACTGCTGAGCATCGGATATTTTCTTTCGTCCTAGCGTATCAGCTAAGACATACACAGAAGTCTCACATTCAGGCAGGTTATATCCGGCAACTGCCTTTATTTCTCTGTCGGTCTCAAAAAGACCATTATTGAAGACAATAAAGTGAAAGCCTGTGTCAACTTCACCTTGTCTGTAAGCTTCCCTAAACAGCTCACGTTTGCGCTTACCCTTTAGGTTTCTTAAGACAACACATATCTGTGTGGTCTTAGTGCGCTCTTTGAATTTAAAGAGTGACAATACGCTCACCTTTTCCACGCAGGACAAGACCATTGGTGTCCTTCATGGTCTCTTTGAACCACCGAGAGGGAATCTCACGGCTGGCGTATTGGAAACCATGTCGCTCACACCACTCTGCTACAGTAGTCTTAGCTCCTGTACCGATTCTTGTCTTAGCGTTGGAGAATACAAAGCGTATGTCTAAATTTGGGTATTGTTGCCTGATAAGCAGATGCTTCTTGCGGTCAGCAGCTTCAAAGATACCCTTGGCTTCTATGATGATGCCATTAGGCAGAATGAAGTCAGGGGTATAATGATGTTTTGTTGCAGGAATTTCGTAGGCGATAGAGTATTTTTCGTACACCTTAGGTACACCTGCATTTTCAAGCTGCTGCGCTAAGCGGTCTTCTAAACCGCTACGATAGGGTTTGTTGAGAGTGGAAAAGCCACCTCTGCGGTTAAATTTAATAGCCATAGGCTTTAAAAGTCTGCACCCTCATCAGCAAAGGGTACTTTATCCTCATCAAATTCTTCTTCTACATCAAAGCCACAATCATCTGCAGATACTGCACCAGCAGCAGGAGCGACGTAATTCAATACCTGAACTGCTTTCAGAAGCAGTTGGATACCATAGACAGTAGCAGAAGCGTAGAAGGGGCGCAGAAGCATACACAGACGGATGGTAGAGCCATTACCTACCTCCATCTCTTCATCCATAGGTTTACCCTTCTTATCAAAGACAGCCATAGTCTTTTCGATAACATCACCAGCTTTGGTCTTGATAACAGCGTTGGTCTTAGCCTTAAAGACAATATCACCATCTTTGTCCTCGTGGAAACCAAGGGCAGGGGCAGAGTTGCGACCATAGCGTTTGCCGTCAAAGTCGGGGGACTTCTTAGCCATCTCCCATTCATTTTCGATACGTTGAATCAGCTTATCAGTGTCTTCTTTAGACAATTTGATACCGCAGACATACTTTCCGGTATCCTCGCCATCAAAGACTTCAGTGCTGCGGAGCTTAGGGTACACCGCCTCACCAGCAGGGGTTGTGATTTGAGCAAAATCATTCTTTGCCATGTTTGTTATTCTCCTTTGTTAATTAAAATCAATAAATTTAATGTTTTTAAGAGCAGGAAGTACCAACTCTTTGTTCTGTTCCTTCAGCATACGTTGCAGTGCAATCTGTACACCTGTGAGGAAGTCAAAAGTATCATCAGGACTGCATGTTGCCTGTGTATGAGACACCAAACCTTCCGCACTGAACAGCTTGCAGTGGACTGTATAGTCTTTGATGTAGAAAACAATCTTAATGTCTTTGTCATTAGTAGCTTTAAGGAGATGTAGTTCGTAACTAAAGGCTGCAAAATACTTAATGGGAGTGCCATTTCTATCAATATAAGGTTTAGCCATAAGCACTGTACAAATGCAAGAATCATTCACTACCTTAACAATTACACCTGTACCTTTAACACGTACACCTGACGTAGTGCTTCCATCAACATATACTCTGTCTCCGACTTTAAATTTAGGCATCCTTAGTTACCTCCTTAACTCTTCTAGTCTTCACAGCAGGTTTAGTACCTTTTCCGGTACTGCCACTTTCAAGACCTCTTTCAGTCTCAGACAGCTTCTCAGTGACTTCTTCAATCGCCACCTCTTCAATCTTGTGAATCAACAGTTGTGCAATACGCTGACCAGCATCAATAATTTCAAGATGGTCACCTAAATTCTCCACATACAACATGATTTCACCACGATAATCAGAATCGACAATACCGACCTGATTAGCAAGTCTGAGTTTTGTGTCTCTGCCTGTAGAGGAGCGCAAGACAACCTCAGCATAATAGCCACTAGGCAATTCCATAGCCAAGCCTGTGCGGACGATAGCTGCCTTTGAAGACCAGCGTTGTGGTGTCACCGCAATGCGGTTAAGACAAACCAAGTCAAGACCAGCAGCTCCACCTGTCATTGCTTGGGGGAGGGTGGCTTTAGGGTCAAGTTTTTTGAATTTAATGTTTACCAAATTTTAGTCCTCCTTTGGATTGATTGGCATCTTATAGCCAAGTTTCATGAGCCATTCGATATAGCGTTTAGCCTTAGCTGCATCCTTTTCTGCAGCTTCACCTTGCTTCTTGCCAGCTCGCATGGTGTATTTGATGATGTTACCTTTGAGGAAACCAACAAATTCAGGAAGAGACAACACAAGCTGCATCAGCTCAATAGGCTCTAAACCTACCATAGATGCATAGTGCTCATCGTAGTGCTTTGCTTGATTGTTAGTGGCATGGTTAGGGGTATAAGGTTCAAGCATGTTGTAACCTAAAAAACTAATCATAGCAGATTCACTACCATCAAGGTGGACAAGAGCATGTGCAGACCTTAAGGCTACTATTGTACCTGTGCAGCCTTTATCAGTACCATGTGCAACCCATACCCTCTGACCTACACGAGTGTCATGTTTCAACATAGACAATACCTCCTTAAAAATTATTGAGAAAAGACAACACACAGAAAGGAAAATAGAAACGGTGCAATTTAGATTTTGAAAAGCGTGTTGTCTTTTCTTCACTAAAGGTGACCCATTAGCATTTCTTTAGGTAACTAAAGTGAACTAAAGGGACTATAAGACAATAGAGACCTTTAGTTACCTTAGGTAAGTTATTATTAGTTATTAATAACATAACCTTAGGTACTTAAAGGTCTCTATAGAATCTATAGGAATCTATAGTTATCTATTGTCTTCTTTCTTCACTAAAGGTGACCCATTAGCAAAATATATACTTACTGTCTCTTATAATGTTCAGGTCTAACTCGCCCTTTTTAGGAGGAGCAGGGAGTTCTTTGGTTACTAAATATTGCAGAGATTCTTTAAATTCTGCAAGAACATCATGCTCTGTATAAAGCTCTATAAAGGCTTCTCTTACTAATTTATACATAATATCTACCTGAGACATAGGACAACCATAGCTATCATGAATCATTGTGAAGTGATTGATTCCTGCATCTTTACATTTGCAGACTGTGAGCTGAAGGTGACAAGCATCCATACTATGAATAAAATTAGGGGCAATACCATTTGTTTGTCTGCTTTTGTCTATCTGCCCATTCTGATGTGGAGTATAGATACGATAGCGTTTTCCGGCACATCTGAGCTTGACAATTTCAATATCAAACTTAACATAGCTCTGTTGCAACAATAATCCTAATGGTGTAACCCAAGACACAACATTTGAATTTTTTGTGACAAGTTTAGCACATTTATGTAACCAATCCATACCCTCAACAGCCTTTACAACTGTCTGACCTACAGCATCCCATATCTGACCAGCTAAATACTGTGCAGCCTGAAAATTATTAGACTGAGTGAAGACACAAGCTTCTCCTTGTTCTCTCATTGCTTTTTTTATTGTGTCTTCCATGATTTGAGCAGTATATCCTGCCTTTTTCGCACCATAAGCAAGTGTCATGGTTGGTCTTTTAGTAACTTTGCGGTTTACCCCAAAGTTTAACCAAATTTGTGCAAGGGTTTTTGTGCCAAACTTCATTCTCAGCTTCTTTTCATCCCATTCATCAAGAGTGCCATTTACAGCATCTTTTTTCAAAAACTCATTGACTTTTTCTGCTACTTGTGCATAGATGTCATTTGGTTTGTCTTGGGGTACAAGGTTTACAGCTTTACCGCCAATAGGGTCTCTAAGGATAGCACTGAAATGTTGCAGACCGGAGCACGTTCCATCCTGAGCATAGGGGAGACCTGTTACCCAACCAACAATAGAGCCATGCTCAGTTATCCATTGCTTAGCTTTTGCCCACTCAAAGCAGAAGGCAAGCATTTGTACAGGCTCATCTTGCTGAAGCCACCATTGATGCCCCATAGGGTCAGCAGCAGATGCTAATATATCTTCTTCATGCTGATATACCCATGCAATTCTGTCATCGTAGCTTACTTTATCCACACCTGCTAAATTAGCACCTGTAATTGCAAGCCATTTGATGTCTTCTTCATGTTGGCAGGGGGGTGTGTCTGCAAAGAGCAATAAGCCTTTGTTTAAATCATCACTTTGAGGACTGAAAGAGGGGATAGGATAGATGCGACCTCTGAAGTCCATGTTCCACGGAAAGTAGATGTGTGCATAGGAGCTGAAGCGTTCTGCTGTGTTTATAATCGTATTTGCACGATTCTGCAAAGACATACGACGTTTCAGACCTTTGTAGTATTCCACAGCCTTTTTCTTATATGCTTTTACTTCTTCTTCAGTAGCAGTAGCTGATGGCTGTTTGGGTGCATCATCATTTTCTAAAGACAACACATTACCATTCTCACTAGAGCAGGGGATATAGTTGTGTTGTCTGCATTGCTTCAGCACCTCTAATACTTGCTTATTGATTACCCAAGGGGTCGCTTGAATACTATTGACTGCTTTGTACACTTGCGGAATGTCAAGTTGCATAAGTCGACGTTTGTATTGCTTACCGAAAATTGTATCAAGGTACTTTAAGCGCAGGAGAGAGGTGAAGGAGGCAAGGTCACCATAATAACCACCATCCTCATAACTTGTCCAATCTTTTGGAGGGACAATCATAGGACAGCTTTGTCTTGCATGTTCCAGCATGTTGTCTTCATTTCGTTGCCATGCTTCTGTGAATTGCTCTGTGGGGATAAGCTCAGAAGGGGTTTCCATAGTAGCTTCTAAGGTGAAGTAGTTTGTTTCTTCCTGCGCTAAGACAACAAAAGCAGTTCCTAATGTACGGATAGCTGTGTTTTGACTATCCCAATTCGGGGCAGCGTAGCCACATTTAGACATAGCCTGTTTGAGATAGACATAGCGATAATGAAGACCAACTCTCTTTTCTATACCTGCCAATGCTCCTTTATTGGTGTCTTGTGTCTTCAGCCAATTTTCAAAGGCTTTCATCTGATATTCGTAGTACAATCCACGTCCAGCCTTAGCAGCCACATCGTTCAGGTAGTTGCCTTTTTCACCTTTGAGGGTTAAGGCGTTCAGGATAGCGGATAAAGTAACACTAGCGCAGATAGAAGATATGGTATCAATATCAACCTCATCATCTTCTGTGCGAAATTCTCTTTTCAGGTCTTCCAAAAGGAAAGTGTAGTTAGGCTTTACACCTGCTTTAGGTTTCATGTTCTTGATAAGCCATTGTTCTATGGTGTCTTTGACAGCTAACAGCTTGTGAGTGAAAAATGCCTGACCAATAGGGGTAGCTGTATCTACCATGTTATTTTCTTTGGCTTGTTGCAGGTTGCGTTGCATCGTTTCATACCCTGCTAATCTGTAGGCAGATTCCAACTTCAATTCTTCTTCCATCATGTCCACATCTACTTGTGTCATTGTAAATACCTCCTTGTGTTGATGGGTCTTTCTTCATTAAAGGTGACCCATTGCAGAAAACTTGCTTGCCTTCTTCTAATACGTGTACCCTTTGGCTTGCCTTGCTTGCCCCAAAGTACCCTTGCTTGCCTTGGCAGCTTGGGTTGCCCCGGCATCCCTCGTTTCGTTTCGTTCCGTGCGCTCCAGAAGACAACACGTTTCGTTCCACTCAGGTGAGCTTCGGTAACCACGAACATCGTTTCGTTCCGTTTGGTTGAGGGGTGGAAAAAGGGTGCAAAAAATTAGAGGTACAGTTTTGTCCGTACCTCTGTTCAGTTTTTGGTTACTCTAGTTTGAATTTTTCCAGCAGTTCCGGCAGCGTCAATCCCATTTTTAAAGCTGCATTATACTGTAAAATGCGTTCTGCTTTATGCATCTGTATGCCGTCACAGTAGCGAATACACGTAAAATGTCCGCAGGGGCTACGATGGATAGCAAGTTGATTATGTGCATCTACATCAACAAAAAATGTCTTACCTTGCTTTTTCATTTACTCTTGCACCTCCTATAGTATTAAAGCTTTAAAAGCTTTATAAGACATACAAGGCAGGTTATACCTTGTATGTCCTAAAAACTCTTAATTAAAAGGGGATAGGCTCAAAAATGTTTAAAGCTGCTTCTAAGCCTATTATTTGCCCCTGCTGGCGGTATATCTCTACTTTTAATGCCTTTGCTGCTTTTGTGCGTTGCTTTTTGCCCTTGACATACTTGTCAGCATATACAGCTTGCATTGCTTGTAAATGTTGCTGCTGCTGCTCAAGCTCAAATTTTAACCAATCAAGGGGCGTAGTATTTTTGTCTACTACTAGCATTATTTGAGCACCCCCCATGCATCCAGCGTTGCATCCCAATCAATACTAAAAAACAAGACAAAAAGCAAGGCTGCTATGCATCTTGCAACCTCTTTTAGCACCTGATTAGTATGTTTAGATACCAAAAGGCACTCAATGAGATATACTAAACATTTTTTCACTTTTTTGTTACCTCCCAAAATTTTTAAAGCTTTAAAGCTTTATGAGACACACAAGACAAATAGCCTTGTATGTCTGAAAAACTTTAAAGGGTTCTTATCTCTGCTGCCAGCTCATTCAGCAATACTTCTAATTTTTCCTTTGCAATGTAGTTGCAGCTATTTTCTTCTAATATCTGCTTTGCCTTTTTCTCATAGCGTTCTGTAATTGCCAGCGGTAACCGACGATTACCAAAAGGGTCATATCCGGTAGTCAACGCAATGTCCGGGGCGATTTCGTATACATTGCAACCCCAGCCCTCAGCTCTTTCAGTATGTCCAAATTTGGAAGTAAAAGACAAGGTATATTGCAAATCACAGTAACCGCAATAGGCTACTATAGGATATGCAGCACGCACATGCTTTTTATATACTCTCATGCTCATTTACTTGCCACCTCCTCAATCTGCAAGAGAACGTCTGCCAGCTCATACCAGCCCAGCTCAGCAGCAGCACCACTCAGGCTGCCCATGGACACATCACGCAGCACACATTGCATGGTAGTCGGTTCGCCAGCGTGGCAGCTTTCGCACTCTCCCGGCAGGGTAGTAGCTGCTTCACAGTTCAGGTGTACCATGAGTAACATCACCAGCATAAGACAAACATTTTTTACCATTATTAATACCTCCTAGGTTATTTTTAAGAGTTAATAAGCTCTTAATGAGTACCACCGCCGGGGCGGGCGGTAGTACTGATAAAAGTTTATTAGTAGCGGTACAGATGCACATCTGCATGCTTGCCAAACAAGTGCATAGCATTTAAAGAGGGGTAGTTACTTACTATTACTGTATAATCTCCCCAATAGCAGTTATACAGTCGGGTATACTTTTTGATAGCGTATCCGCTGCCGTTGTTCTGTTTTTTGTAGCCTATTTTTTCAGGCTCTACAATATGCTTTTTAGTAGTTTGTTGTTGTCTTCTCATGTCTTTTTCCTCCCTTTTGTAATTTCAAATGTAATTACATGATAGTTAAAAATATATAGAGAGTATCTAAGTTGCTGTATCTCTCTATGGTTATATAATACCATATGTAATTACATTTGTCAATTACTTTTTCTTAAGTTTTTCTTTTTTCTTTTACGTATGTATGTTATAATGTAATTACAAGAGAGGAGGCTATATAATGCAATACTATAATGCAAAGGATAAGGATGCTATAATGCAAATAAGGTTACCAATATCATTAAGAGAGGATTTTAAGCGACTATGCCAACAACATAATATTGTAGCTAGTGCTGTAGTACGTCAATTAATTATTGATTGGATAGCAGCGCAGCAGAACGCTACAATCACACATAAGCGCAGCAGCGATATATAATAGTAGCTGGTGTAGGTATAAGGAGAGATTTTTTTTTCATGTTTGAAGAAAAACAAAAAGACGTATTTATTCAAGTTAGAGTGCCAAAAGAGTTACGGACGCAATTCCAAACATTATGCAAACATAAAGCTATTAATGGTAGTGAGTTACTCAGGCAATTTATAACCCAATGGATACATGAGCAGCAGGACACTACAATTATGCATAGACGTAGTAGTGATATATAATAGGTTGGATAATGATGAGGAGTTATAATAATGTATGATAATGATAAAGACACTTCAATTAGAGTACGTGTTCCGCAGCGTTTAAAAGATGACTTTCAAACATTATGCAAACATAAAGCTATTAATGGTAGTGAGTTACTCAGGCAATTTATAACCCAATGGATACATGAGCAACAGGACGTTACTATAATACATAAGAGGAGCAGCGATATATAATATGCTGTATAATGATGTAGTAATAGTTGCAATGGTAACAATAGTATCTATAGTAATGTAGCCAGCGTTAATCAATGGTAATAGTAGGGACAGTAGCTACCTAGGGCATATATACAGATACATTTTATGCCTAATTTTTGCCTAAATTGTCTATGTGTTTGCTATAATGTACATATGTTCGCAATATCTCCATAAAAAATAGGTAATAATATATGGGCAACTTGCAAAAACCTTGCATAAGCAGGGTAATTTTAACATAACATATGTTATCGGACGTAACTTGTACCCTTGGGAGCACTGATGTAGCGTACACTGTTCAGATGTAGTGTATACTATTTGGCAGCAGACCCGGAGACCACGGGGCACGGGGGGAAACCAAGCAATCCCTATATTAAATATACCCTTTCACAATTTTTGGCAATTTTTGAAGTCAGGAGGTATTAAAATGCCATCTAAAACAACTCGTAGAAGACCTAAAGGAGAGGGTTCTATAATAACTCTTCCTAGTGGTAAAGTACGTGTCAGGGTGGAATTAGACCCTGTGGATGGTAAAAGGCAATGGTTATCAGCCACAGCAGACACAAAAAAGGAAGCTGTGGAGAAGCTGAAGAAGCTTCAGAGAGACAAAGAGGATAGAGGTCTGCAAGTAAAAGCAGAGGAAGACACAATAAAGTATCAGGGTGAGGTGTACCTTAAGCACCTAGAAGCTCAGCGGATGTCAGGGTCGGTAATAATCACCACAAGACGTGTACTAAAGCTACTAGACAACACAGCTAATGGCTTAGCATTATCTAAGGTTACCACCCATACTATAGATACCATGCTCTTAGAATGGCAGCAAAAGAACTATGCAACTAATACCTATCTTAATTACATAGGTCGCTTACGGCTCTTTTTCAGATGGTGTGTGGAACAAGACCTCATTGGAAAGTCACCTGTGTCCTCAACGAAAAAGACACCAAAGAGTGACAAACCTAAGCATGAAGTTGTTGTCTTATCGCAAGAGGAGCACGAGCGAATCAAAGCGTTCCTCCTGACGCTGTGGGAGCACAAGGAGAAGCCTATGCTGAAGTATCAGTTCTATGCTCTGTATTGCCTTGCCTACGAAACAGGCATGAGAGAAGGGGAGCTGTTAGCTCTTACGTGGGATTGTCTTGATGATGCTGCTAATACAATATCTGTAAAAAGAACCTTAGCTAAGGATAAGAACAACAAGACTATAGTTACATACCCTAAGACACAAGCCGGGTATCGCACAATCAAAATATCTGAGAAAACAACACAGCTTCTTATGTCTTTAAAACCCCTTAGCTTTGACAAGTCACCATATATCTTCTATAATAGGAAAAGAGATAGCTTCTATGTGGAGCGGTTGCTTATCCATGCATGGGATTTCACTAGGAAGGGCGCAGGTATCACTAGACCTTTCACGTTCCACGGAATAAGACATACCAATGCATCCAACATGATTTACAAGCATGTGCCTATCGCTCTTATAACGGAACGCTTAGGACACACCAGCATAGCGGTCACCTATGCTATCTATGGACACATCTTGCAGGAATGTTCGGAAAAACACGTTGCTGTGATAGAAGCTTAGCATGTGACACTATAAAGTCACAAACAACAGGTTTTGCAAGGGAATACATTGTCAAAATAATACAAGTTTATTACCTAGACAATATATTTCTTTATAATCTATTTGGTATAACCATATACGTGTATTGGTTAAAATAGATACATAAATAGCAAGTATTCACCTCGAAAAAATTACATTGGAGGCCGTGTATATGAGTAACATTAGAAGACTTTTTGTAGAAAAGAAGGATGCCTTTGCTGTCGAAGCACATGGCTTGCTGGCAGACCTGCGCAACAACCTCGGTATGAGCAATCTTGCCGGTATGCGTATCGTTAACCGCTATGACGTGATGGGCCTGAGCGATGAAGAATTCGCTATGGCTAAACAGCTTGTGCTGTCCGAGCCGCCTGTCGACAATGTCGTAGAAGAGGAACTGCCGCTGGCTGCAGGCGAGGCTGCTTTCGCTGTAGAGCTGCTGCCTGGTCAATACGACCAGCGCGAGGATTTTGCCGAACAATGTATCCAGCTGATTACCCAAAAGGAGCGCCCGATGGTTGCTGCCGCTAAGGTATATGTGCTGGAAGGCGAGCTGA